AAATTATTATGAACCTTTAGATGTAAGTTTGAATTATCTTACTTCGGATTTTTGCTCGGTATTTTTTAAAAGAATATATCCAATATATTCTGATAGATACAAAAAATTATGTAATATAAGTCAATCAATTTTTGATATAAAAATACAAAAAACAAAACCTGGTGAAGGTTATCACTCTTGGCACTGTGAAAGTGATACTATTGATAATAGAAATAGAACATGTGCTTTTATGCTATACTTAAATGACGTTGACGATGGAGGTGAGACTGAATTTTTATATCAAAAAATGAGAATAAGACCACAAAAAAATAGATTATTATTATGGCCAGCTTATTTTACGCATATTCATAGGGGAAACTCGCCAATATGCGGAGAAAAATATATATTAACTGGATGGGTTGAATATGGTTAATATAATTAATCTAAAATATGAATTAAATAAAATGTAATAACATGAACTACTATTCGGTATTTGACAGGAACGGCAATAAGATTGCCGATTGCGGACATATTCAAGATGCTATAACGCTCGTTCAAATCGATTCCACAAGGACATATCGCCAGGTCAAATACCTAAACCCAGAAACAGTTAATGTTCCTCATATTAGACTGGATGATGATTTTCAACTTCCAGCGCAACAAATTTTACCCCCAACTGAACTAGAACCTTTTATCCTATGACTATTGATCTAAACAAATATGTTGAATTCGTCGATACAACAACGTCAAAACCAAGTAAGAATTTCCCTGATTTCTCTTCCCGTCTTGCGGAACTTCAAGTTGAAGGATTTCCTACCGAGCGACTGCTTACTGCTGCTGTAGGTATGAGTGCCGAAGCAGGTGAGTTTACTGAGATTGTAAAGAAGATTGTATTCCAAGGCAAACCTGTAAATCAAGAAAATCTATTTCACCTAAAGCGTGAACTTGGTGATATTATGTGGTATGTTTCTCAGGCGTGTATTGGACTTGATATTTCACTTGAAGAAGTAATCCAAATGAACTTTGAGAAACTAAGTGCTCGTTATCCTGAGGGTGCTTTTAGTATTGAACGTTCTGAAAATCGTAAGGAGGGAGACCTGTGACAAAAGAAAAACAAGTAACACTTAAACTTGATGCTCGCACTGCTGCTGCAGTTCGCCAAGTTCTTTTTGATGCTCAAAAAGGATACACATATGATGAAGTAAGTGTTCCTCCTCGTGTGAATGATATTCGTGGAGTCATTCAGCAACTTGATGATAATATTGGATCTGTTATTGGTGTATGATATTTGACCTTTCGGGGTCTTTTTTTATAAATATCTAAAAGTACTTTTAGATAGATGAAGACGTTTTCTGAATTTATTGCTGAGGCTGAAGTTAGATGGAATACTGGAAAATTGAAAGGTAGTGGTAAGAGTCCAGCAGATACAGCAAAACAAAGAATGACCAAAGTGACACAATCGCAAAGAACAGCATCTTCCGCACAACAAATTGCTCAAACAACGCAAAGACTTCAGAGGATGAAGAAAGGAATTTCTACTTCCGATGAAATTGCAAAAACGCAAGATCCTAGACCAGAAACTACTGCCACAAGAGCACAAAGAACTGGTACGATGAGAGTTAATACTGGATATGCTTCTAAATCAGCAGATACTAGAGGACGTTCTGGAAGTCTTTCTGGTATTGCCTCACCAGCAGGAGAGGGAAGTGGTAGTAGAGTTGCTGGAAGATATGGTGATCTTAGAAAAGGATCATCAAATAACATTGGATCAACTCAAATTAACACTGGTAGAGGATATACTGGAAGAAAATTTGGAAAAGGTGGAAATAGATAAATAAAAACATAAGTACTTATCTATTGTTAAAGAAATGGATTATAGAGAGATTCAAGACTTAATGGAGGCATATAATGCCGTTTATGACGAAGAAGTCAGAGAAGAGTATTTAAAAGAAGACTATTCATTTATTGATGGTCTTGATGATGAAGAACTAACTGACGTTGTAGAAGAAGTTATCTACGGTCTTCTTGACGAAGGATATGAAGTAGAAGAACTGGAAGAACTGTTTGAAGAAACCTTCCTAACTGAAGCAAAGGTCACCATGGGACGTGGTGGTGAATCTGGTGAAGGAAAAGTAACTACTGGAACTGGAAGTCTAAGAGCAGCAAAGGCTAGACATTCTGCTAGAAAGGCTGCTAAGAGAGAAGAAAGAAAGGAAAAAATTAAGAGTGCTGCTAGAGGTGTTCTTTCCAACATTAAGAAGGGAATTACAAGAGCAGCGAAGAAAGTTGGTATTGGTGTTGAAAAGGCAAGACAGTCAATGTCTGGCGTAGATAGAGGTGCTGAAAGAGCACAAAGAAGAGTAAAAGCAAAGATGACCCAGACTGCTAGAGCTGGTATTCGTAAAGCAGTTACTGGAAAGGCTGCTGCTCCTGCTCCTGCTCCAAAAGCAGTGGAAAAAACCGTTAAAGTTTCTAGAAAGGATGTAACTGGTTCTACTGGTGCTGGTGCTGCTGGAACTATTCGCTCCAAGTCTACCGCTGGTTCTGGAGATGGTCCTTCAAGCCAAGGAAGAGCACTTCCACCAAAGGGAGCAACTTCAAGAACTGATGCTGGCAATCTAAGAAGAGCGAGTCAAATCACTTATACTCTTGCCAAAGCACAATCTGCTGGTAAGAAGAAACTAGCAAATCTCAATAACAGCTTTGATCTGTTTGATCTTGTAACTGACTTCCTTATGTCAGAAGGTATTGCTGAAGATGTTCGTGAGGCAACTTGGATCATGGCAAATGAACTCAGCGAAAAGCATATTGATCAGATTGTAGATCTTTATGATCTTGATGAACTTTACAAGGGTAAGCACGGAGAATCTGAGACACAGTATCAAGATAGTCGTTCTGATGCTGGTAAGAGAATCTCTGGCGATTCTAAGACTGGTCCAAGATATTATACTTTAGGTCGTTCTCGTGGTGCTAATGTAGATGCCCCAACTAAGCCTGGATCAAGACCAGTAAATACACCTAAGGTTACTAGATCAGAAAAGGAATACGCTCGTACCGTATACAATTCTTCTAAGGGTAAGTCCTGGAATAAGGTTGGTGGAGAAAAAGGTCTTCCTGGTTAATTTTTAACCTAAAAATAAAAGACCTCCCCAAAGGGAGGTTTTTTTGTATCTATAAATAATCATTAAAGTCTAGGAATTTATTATGCCTAGGGAATCTTTTCTCACATCTCAAAGGAGAAAATTAGAAGAGCAAAGGAGAAAATTAGAAGAGCAAAGGAGAAAAAAAGAAAAACCAAAAACTAGAATTGAAATATTAAAAGAAAGAATCTTGGGACTTAATGATCCAGAAGATATTATGATTGAAATTATTGATGTTTTAAATGATGTTGAAATAGTTCCTTCTCCTGATAATTACTATACGTTTATATACAATGCAAAAACTCCGGATATTTTATATGATCAGCATCCATTAGTTGCTGTTACTAATGTATTCCGATGGGGATTTAGAGGAGTAAATTTTCATTGGGGCGATTATAGAAATTATACTTGGCAAGAGGTTGCTGGCAATTTACATATTGTGGAAAATGATGAGATCTCATTCATGAGAAATATACAATACGCAAAATTTTTACGCAGTTTTTAAAGAAATAAATAAATTTATATAAACTAACAATATGAAGAAGTTCTCTAGTTTTTTATCGGAAGCAAAACTTTCGCAGGCATCTATGCAAGCGAAGAAGATGGGTTTGCGTCCTGATGGGCATGGTGGGTGGTACAATGCTCAAGGAGAGTTTGTAGCAAAAACTGTTGGTGGCGAACTTAAGTTTTACAATCAAGGACAAAAACCTGGAGAAAAAGATACTCCAGCACAGGGTAGGCAGGCACAATCTCAGCAACAACCAGTTCCAGTTAGAAGAGCTGAACAAGAACCTCAACAACAAACTGGACCAGAAGATGGTGAATCGGGAGCACTTACTTTAGTTTTTGGTAAGTTTAATCCTCCATCAAAAGCACATCAGAAGTTTCTCAATTTCGCTAAGACTGTTTCTTCAAACACAGACTTAAAAATCTACCCTTCAAGATCTCAGGATCCAAAGATGAATCCTCTAGATCCTGATACTAAGATTAAGTATATGAAGAAAATGTTCCCAGATTATGCTGATAATATTATTAACGATGAAAATGCTGTAAGTATTTTTGATGTTCTTACTGGAGCAGAAAAGGATGGATATACTGAAATTCAAATTGTAGTAAGTCCAGATAGAGTTTCTGAGTTTAGATCTCTATCTACAAAGTATAATGGAGATCTTTATAACTTTAATGATATTACAGTGATTCCTGCTGGTGATAAAGAAATGGATACTGATTCTGATACCGAAACTGCGAAGTTAAGAAAAGCAGCGATGGATGATAATTTTGATTCATTTAAGACAAAGATCCCAAGTACATTGGGATTAAAAGATACTCAAAGATTATTCAATCTAGTTAAGAAGAACATTAGTGAAGAGTCTAAATTGTGGGAAATTGCTCCAAAATTGGATTACAAAAATCTAAGAGAAAATTATATTGATGGAAATATTTTCAATAAGGATATTATTGTTGAAAATTTAAATACTGGACTAAGAGGAAAGGTAATTCGTAGAGGTACTAATTATCTCATCTGTACAACAGAAAGTGATATTATGTTCAAATCTTGGATTACTGATGTAGTTGAGAAAAAAGCATATACTGATATTTCTGGAGTCGTAGCAAGTAAGCGGGAAGTTGGAACTCCTTCATATACTGCTTATACTATGGATATGTCAGATGTTAAGAAAATACGTAACTTTATAAATAAATATAAGGCTAAAAAGTAACCAATTAATACAATGTCATTAAATCCTTTAAACGATATTTCCAGGGTTTACCTAGCTCAGATTGCTGAGATGAGTGATGCTGGTGAAGATCAAGAGCATAAGTATAAGAAGTCTGGTAAAAAGTCAAAAGACTATGACGAAGATGGTGAAGTTGAAGATGAGTCAGATGAATATGCTGGCGTAAAGGATCGGGCAATTAAGAAAGCCACTGGTAAGGTGTGTAAAGAATGTGGTAAGAAAAAGTGTGAATGTGATGATGAAGAAGATGATGATATGAATGAAGCAGTACATGCTACTGCTAAAAAAATGCATTCACCTCATGAGGTTCCTTCTAGAAATCTAAAAGGTCTTGTAAAGAAAGCGGTTACGAGAATTGATACTGATGTTGATGGTGATACGGATGAAAACGATAAGGCAAAGGGAGAACTTGGAGAGTTTATTCCTGGTGTAGGAAATAGGAGACTATATTCTACTACTAAGACTACTACAGCAAAGGAGTCATTCTCAAATTGGAGAAGTGATTTAATTGAAGTTGCTGATGAGAAAGAAGGTGATAAGCAACTCAAAGAGATGCCAAAGAATAAGATTAATACTATTAAGATTAATCCAGTTCTTGGAGAAGCAATTTCTTCAATTGGCGGAACTGTACTTGAAGAAATTGAGTATGAAAAATCAGAATCAGTAGATATTTTTGAAGAAATCACTGATGCTGAAATTTATTTTATGGATGATGAATTCATCTATGATATTGTTGAAGAAACTATTGTTGAACTTCTTGACGAAGGATACGACCTTGATTATATTGTAGATTCAATTGTAGAATCAGTTGACAATTCACTTCAAATGCTTGAAGAGGGAGTTGCTGAGACTGCTGCCAGAAAGCGTCGTTCCGATGTAAATAGATCTCAATTGAGAGTAAGAGCAAGAACTCTTAGACCAGATCCTGCTACTCTTAGAAGAAACGCAACAATGAAAGCAGTAAAAGGTTCTGCTCAAAAGGCTGGTGAAAATCTAAAAACATTGGTTAAAAAAGGAGTAAAGGGTACTTCTTATGCTGCTGGATATGCTGCTGGAGGTGCTGTAAGAGGCGCTAGAGCAATCGCTAGAAAGGCTGGAGAAGGATTTAAGAGAGGATCTCAAGGTTCTTCTTCATCCCCATCAACTCCATCTTCATCACCAACCACTTCATCAACTCCATCTTCATCTGGAACTAGAGCACCACAACCATATAGAAATGCTGGTGCTGGAACTCGTGATACAGTATCTTCCAATGATAGTGGATCTCAGACTCAAACTCGCAAAAAGAGTGGAGGTCTTCTAAAGAGAGCTATTAAGGGCACTGTTCGTCTTGGTGCTCGTGCCGTTGAGGTTGGTGCTGGAGCAATTAAATCTGGTGCTAGATATGTGAGAAAGCAAATGAGCGAAGAGTTCATTTTAGAATCTTCAGAGATCGCCGCTGAGTATTTCTATCAGCAAGGATTAAATGAAGATGGTGTAGAAATTCTTATTGATGAACTTGGTCTTGATGAA